AAATGCGTATGTAGAGAGAAGATGTATATCGGCAGACCAATTCGTCCGCTGGTCTTCATAACTTGAAGGCGTCAATGTTGTATTGGGCGGCGGCTGAAGAAAACGGTAAAAACCATACATCGGGTTATTTTGATTAGACCTATGATAATAACCGCCGTTGCCCTCTACATCGCGAACAACATATAATTCATTTACCGAACGCAATTCAACTTCTATGTGGAATTCGGCATATTGAAGACTTACGAGTGGAAATGCCATTTTTGAAGCAAGACTGAACCAGATATTTAATGGAATGTATAATTTTCTGGAACGAATAGACGGCTCTGGGCCAAGTTGTCCTGAATTCGCGGCATTTCCTGGATAAACACTCGGATATGAATTAACGCGTGTTCCATAATTTGCGGGGTCATTCAATTCGGCGACATTTCCGGTCATTTTATAGTAAAGGTCTTTTTTCGCATTTTCAAAATCACGCTCTACTAAATTGTATAAATATTGTCCGGTGAATTCCTGTATGGTTTGCCCGCCGACTTTGAAACTGACTTTCTCAATAAGTTGTGTGCCGAGATTTTTAATCCATTTGAATTCATAGGGTCTCCAGTTATTTAGTTCAGATGTGGAATTGGGCGGAGATGGGTCTGGTGGTATGATTGGACTCCAAATCGTTGGAAGTGTTACGACTAAATAAGTATCCATTAGTAAATCGGCATATCGTGGGACTTTGAAAATGAAACGCGAAGGTTCATTCATACGAAGCGTTTTTTGACCGTCAAAATCAATGCGAAACTTTTGCATGCCGAAATTGGTATGTTTAGCATAGGTGCATTTGAAAAATGTTTTAGACGGATTTCCATTTACTATTACATTTTGATTTCCATATGCGACAAGATTTAATAATCCTCCGGCCATTATGGTTATTATTTATATTATAAGTTTATATTTTTATATGTATTTTTACACAATCATATAGATACATACATATAATTATAACATATATGAATGTAACGCAAAGATATTATATGAATATATAATAAGTATATATCATCCACAATGGATACAGTAAAAAATCAATTAACATCTACAATGGGAAATGTGTCCGAGTTCGTGACAAAAACAACCGGTGTAAGTAAAGGAAATTTAATGGATTATATGGGTATATTTATAACGGTTATCATCGCTATTATTACAACGATATTTGTATATAACAAACTTCATTTAGATGATAAAAATTGCCAAAATATGAACTCCCAGTATAAAAACATGCCTTTACTAAAATCATTCAATGAATCCAGCGGCGGAAATATGTTTAATTATAAATTGAGAGATTACTATATTAAAACCGCATACAATGCTTGTTGTGCCGGAGGATTTAAAAACGATTTTGTAAATGTATGTGCCTTGAAAAATTGTATTAAACAAGGAGCAAGATGTATAGATTTAGAAGTATATTCTCTCAACGACAAACCTGTAATCGCAACATCATCCATTGACGATTTCACTATAAAAGAAACTTACAATAGTATTCCATTTCATACTGCTATGGGTGTTATCTCTGATTATGCTTTTTCGGGAAGCACATCGCCTTGCCCTGATGACCCGCTCATTCTCCATTTGCGTATCATGAGTAATAACCATAAAATATATAATGAAATGGCGCGCGATTTACATACAAAATTAGAGAGAAGACTACTCGGGCCTGAATATAGTTATGAAAACAATCAGAGAAATATTGGTGAAGAACCTTTATTGAACTTTAGAGGCAAAGTTATTATTGTGGTTGATAAGAGCAACCCATTGTTTGAAAGCACATCATTAGACGAATATGTAAATCTCTCAAGTAATTCCATTTTTATGCGTAAAGTTAGATATTCTTATGGCATTAAATTCGCACAAGATACATCCGAAATCACCGAATATAATAAGAAAAATATGACGATTTGTTTGCCGGATTTGACATCTGCCCCGACGAATTATTCGGTTTCTATACCCATGAAATATGGATGTCAAATGGTCGCGTTGTCTTTCCAAAATTATGACGAAAATATGAAATTCTACGAGAAGTTCTTTAATGGTGTTGGATATTCTTTCGCACTTAAACCCGAACATTTGCGATATAAATCGGTTACTATTCGTGTGCCAGAACCTGCTGACCCGAAATTGTCATACGCAACAAAACATGTGAATAAACCGTATGTGTCTTATCAAATATAGGGGGCTAACGCCCCCTACGACCCCCGATAAACGGGGTGCTACAGCACCCGTCAGCCCCGATAATATGGGGATATGCCTTCGGCACCCAATAAGCGCAAGTGATAGATATATAATATATTATTACACGAATAACATATTATACACACATTGTAATTTCAACTGTGTAGATACCAAATGAATTTTATTTTCGCAATACAACTTTCTTCACTGTTTCTGGTATGGTATCTCTATAAGCGAAACTCTTACTGATTTTTATAAGAACTATTTGTGGAGGTAAATCGTCTATTGGATGATTAAATGGTTCTTCAAAATAAACTTGTGTGACTTTATCAAAATCTCTCTCTGTATCATCACTATTTTCTACAAAATCTCTATAAGCTGTCTTATTTTTTATAATAGCAATATAATCATATTCATCATCATCTAATATATAATTTTCACTATCATTATCCATATCCATATCCTTATACTTATTCATTTATTTATTGTGTAAAAGAAGAGAGATATTATTATATTATTTTTTATACAATATATATAACACAGAATGACGAGTGAAAAACAAACCATTGAAGAAATGGAAATAAACTTAATAAAAGATGCGGTGGAATATTCAGATAAATTGAAAAGTATGGTAATGAACCAATCAAAAGATATTGAAGATATTGTCGCGATTGTAGAGAAGTTTATTAAAAAGAAAAAATTAATTTGTTATGGAGGAACTGCTATTAATAATATTCTACCGAAAAAATATCAATTCTATGACAAGAATGTTGATATTCCAGACTATGATATATATTCAACCACCCCTTTAGAAGATTCAAAAGAATTGGCAGATATATACGCGAAAAAAGGATATTCAAATATAGAAGTTCGCACATCTATACACGCCGGAACATATAAAGTCAGTGTTATATTAGTATCCATTGTAGATATTACATATATGGATGAAACCACATTTAATAATATGAAAAAAGATGCGGTTGTATTAGATGATATAACATATGCGCCAGTCAATTATTTAAGAATGTCTATGTATAAAGAACTGTCGCGTCCAAATGGCGATATAAGTCGCTGGGAAAAAGTGTTTAAAAGACTTAATTTGTTAAATTACAGTTATCCTATGAAAAATAAGCTGTGTGATAAAATAAAGTTTGATGATGATAATATGTCAAGCACAAGCACAAGCACAAGCACAAGCACAAGCACGCGTGATATTGAAAACAAGTTATTTGAAACAGTGAAAGATGTTCTTATTAAAAACAAGTCTGTATTTATTGGCGAGTTTGCCGCTTCTCTTTACGGAAAATACATGTCAAAAGAACACAAAGAGAGATTTCTGAAAAACAAGACAAGATTTCATATAGAAACATTATCAGAAGACCCCGTTTCAGATACAAAAGTCGTAAAAGAAGAATTGAAAAAGAAAGGTTACGACCATATTAAAATAGAAGAAAGAGAACCAATCGGACATATCATAGACATTCACTATGAAATAACCGTAAATGATATTCCAGTTTGTTTGATATATAAATCCGAAGGCTGTTATAACTATAATACAATTAAACGCGAAAAGAAAGAAGTGCGCGTAGGAACAATTGATGCGATTATGACATTCCTATTAGCGGCGATGTATACCGGACGCCCTTACTATAACAATGATAAATTGCTATGTATCGCCCAATATTTATTTATTATACAAATTAAAAACAGATTGGCAAATAGAGGATTATTAAAACGATTTACATTAAATTGTGTCGGTTACGAACAAACGTTACAAGAGAGAAGATTGGAAAAGGCGAAAAAATATCGTCTTTTGAAGAACAACCGCGACTCAAAAGAGTTTAATGAAATGTTTTTCAAATATAATCCGAATGAAGAAAAGGAAATGAAAGAACTTCTTAAAGAAGAGAAGAAGAAAAAGAATAAAACAGTCAAACTATTGAAGGCCATTAAAGCCGTTGTAAAAAAGAAAACAAAAACAAGTAAAATAAAGACGGCAAAGAAGAAGGAAAAAGAATTATTGAATGAATTGTTGATTTAGTTGTAAGATGTAGGCTTGTCATAACATCTAATATCATCCAAAAAGAAATCCATCAATAAAGCCTTCAAAGAAGCTATAAAAAAAGTCATAACAAACATTATAAATGATTGAATCTGAAAATAGCATATTTGTATTGAAATGAATCGTCGCAATAATATCCATGATAAACAAAATAATGAAAAATACAAGCTCAATTATATTTCTCTCTATTTCTTGTTTGTATGTTATATCTTTTGTGTAAATACATATCACTGATGTGCCTGTAGTAAAGAAATCATTCGCGTCATTGACGCCCGTAAGTATTCGTTTATAAATATTATTTTCGTTTATAGATATACATCCCAATACTTGTGACCGACACATCATATTCACATAAAGCGTATCTCGTTTCTTGTTTTTTGTGAAAAAATGCGGCATAACACCATCCATAAAACGATTTTTATATTTTTTATTACCATCGGTGATATACGGTATATATCCAGACTGAATAATACAGTTAATTAAATGTTCTCTATTTTTATATTTACATACTACTTGTTTCTTGTATTTTTTAGTATCATAATATGTAATAAAAAGTCGTTTTTGTATAGGCAATAAATCATCATCTGTTTTAAATATTTTATATACATATTTACGCACAAATGAATTGTATGTATTCAAATTCTTATTTTTTTTAAAATGATGAATTGTGTTTATAAACTCATTTTCTATAAAATCAAAAGAATTATCTACATTTCCCATTATATACCACAATGATAGAAACGCGCCTATACTGCTACCTGAAAGTCGTTTTACTTTTATATGTTTGTGTTTCTCCATTTGTTTCAAAAACATTCCAATACCTATACCAATCGGCGCATTGAAGCCGCCTGAACTGAAAACAACATTAATCTCCTTTGGTTCTTTATTCTCTCTTGGTAACGAATTAACAATGGATTCTACATAATTTTCCGTCAATTTGAATTGATTCATAATGATACGCTTTTTTGTATTGTCTTTTTTATCCTTTTTTACATACATTTCTATTTTTGTTATAGAAATGTAACATTTTATTTTCTTATTATAGACACATTACATTTAGATTAGAAACCCATTACATTTAGAAACCCATTACACTTAGACACTCATAAAATTGATACTTTTGAATATACCATAACATAAACCAGCAAAAAGAATACTATTTGCTACATAACCAGTGCCATTCAAGTTTCCATCTTTATTAAAAAGGAATGGAATATATCTAAACATATTCTTTCTAACAACTGGAAGATGAAATACGAAATACAAAACCGCAATCATAATCGGTATATGAAGCTCGTTATAATATTCATCCATCGCATTACCACTTAATTCTCTCTGTGCGTTCTTTTGGATAATATCTTCTGGTG